TGAAGTGAATGGCAACCGCCGGGATATCAAACGAGCGAGTGCGAAGGAACTCTATAGGAGAGAAGCTCAGCTAAAGATGGCCATCAAGCGGAGAGACGGTGCGGGGACTTACCCCATGGATCGGGGAGTATAGATCATGGATATCATCACCAATGCGGGCCTTATCGTACCCGAGTCTGCCGTTGACCTGCCACAAACCTGGAAAAGGGAGACGTTTCCGAGGATAAATTCAGCTTCAGATGACGAGCTTTTGACCAGTCTGAGCGAATTTCGTGATAAATCCCGTCAGCTGGATAAGACCGAGTGCCTCGCGCGTGCGGCCACTGAGAACTTTGTCACCAACGTCGTCTCAGACGGTCTCCGACTCCAGTCGAAAATCGATCATCGATTTATTGGCATTCCAGAGGCCGATGCGCGGGAGTTTGAACGTAAGATTGAAAAAATCTTTGAACTGCATACAGGCACGCAGGAATTCGATTTCCGCCGTGTCCAGACCTTTGCTCAGATGCAGGCCACCATTATGCGTGCTGTACTGATCGATGGCGATTGCCTGGCTGTTCGCCGATTCAAGCCACGCAGGAGCGCAGTGCTGGGAACAACGGTTCAGTTGATCAGTGGGGACCGACTGCGATCTCCCTTGCGAGGATACGTGGATGCCGACGTGCGTGAAGGGGTTGAGCTGGACGAGGACGGGCAGCCGATGGCTTATCACGTCCTGAATAGGAAGGGGCCACAATCCCTGGAAATCGAAACGCTTCGCATTCCACGATATGACGACAACGACATACCACTGGCGCTGCTTATCCATTCATCGCGACTGCCGGGACAATCGCGCGGCGAACCATTTCTGGCCCCCGTTGTGGATAGGTTCAGGCAACTTGAACGCTACACTGATGCGGAAATCAGGGCATCCGTCCTCAATGCGTTTTATGCTGCCTTCATCACAACAGAAACCCCGGAGATCGATCAGAGGCGCATGTCGGCCTTGCCAGCTCAATTGCGTCCGAGTGAAACCCGTATCCAGCGAAAGTTTGGTCCCGAAGGCGGGCTAATGATGGAGCTTTTGAAAGGCGAGAAGGTCGATACCTCCGCCCCGGGACGACCCAACGCGAATTTCGAACCTTTTGTCCAGGCAGTTGTCAAAATGATTTCGATTGGTCTTGGTCTGCCTCCCGAGGTCCTGACCCAGCATTTCCAATCATCCTATTCAGCCGCAAGGGGCGCAATCCTCGAAGCATGGAAGGCCTACAAGATTCGCCGCTCGTGGCTGGTTTCCGAATTTTGCCAGCCTGTTTACGAATGGATCGTAACCGAGTCAGTGCTGGCAGGTATGCTCAATGCACCTGGATTTGAAGACCCTTTCAAACGAAGGCTCTATATGGCCACTGAGTGGATCGGTTCAACCATGTCTTCAATTGATCCCTTGAAGGACGCCAGGGCTGACGAAGTGAAAATCACCAGGAACATGACCGAATCAAGGCGTTCTGTCGTTGAGCGTGACGGTCGGGATTTTGAAAAATTGAAACGTGAAATCGACGACGAGCGGAACTATTTCAATCAAAAAAGCACTGCGGTAGTGGAAGCGAATGGTAACACCAAACCATGAACTGTCAACTGCTTTAGTGTTTTCCCGGAGTAAACACCCTGAATCTCTCCTTTTGTCTCTATAGATGCTATGTTCAACCTGTGAACTGCGGAGTTACACGTGTCTTTGCTACTTAACTACCTTCTCGACTCCCACTGGTCAATGACAAACGAAGCATTGAAATCAATGATCTCCATTGTTGAAAAACATGCTGGAAATCAAGCCTTGGAGAAGGTCCAGGGTCAAAAGCCTTCGGGTGTTGAAAGGGCGACCATCCGCGATGGGGTGGCCATCATCCCGATTCGGGGTCCACTTTTCAAGCGGGCCAATCTCATGACCACTCACTGTGGAGCTACAAGCTATGAAAGCATTCTAAAGGATTTTCACCAAATGCTGGCGTCCCCTAAGGTCAAGTGCATCGTGCTGGACATTGACAGTCCAGGTGGCGAGGCCAATGGCTGCTCGGAACTTGCTGATGCTATTTACTCAGGTCGCGGGCAAAAGAAAGTTCTTGCCTATGTGGGGGGAACAGGAGCCTCGGCTGCGTATTGGATTGCAAGCGCTTGCGACAAAGTTTTTGCCTCAGATTCCGCTATTGTCGGCAGTATCGGAGTGCAGTCAGTAGTCCAGCCGAATGCGAAGGACGGTCAGCTCCGCTTCGTCTCAAGCCAATCACCTAACAAAAATCCGGATCCTGCCACTGAGCAGGGTGCCAATGAAGTTCAAAGCGTCGTCGATGCCCTTGCCGAGATCTTTGTTGGCAAGGTCGCGCTCTATCGTGGCATCAGCCGCGAAGAGGTATTGCAGCAATACGGTCAAGGCTCTGTCTTTGTCGGCCACGAAGCCCAAAGTCGTGGCCTGATCGATTCCATTTCCAATTTTGAGGACTTACTCATGACCATTCAATCAGAGGAAAACACACCTGGCGGAGATCAGGCTCTCACGGCGGAATTTATCGCAAGACATCATCCTGAGATCTCCACTCACTTCGAGGAATTGGGGCGAAAAGATGAGCGGCGAAGGGCAGTAAGCATATTGAAGCTTTCCGAGACTGGAGTTCGTCCAGCACTGATTCAGGAGCTTTTGCTGAAGGGTATCAGTGTGGAAAGTGCCGCCCTATCAGTCCTGGATGAAATCGCCCAGACGGGCCATTCGCTCCTGAGTCGCTTCACCGGGGCGGAAGATAAAGTTAAAGGTCTGAGTTCAGGAGCAACAACAATGACCAAGGATGATGAACTCGACGCAGATCTGCAATTGGCAGCTGCTCACGGAATTAGGACGAGGTAACGCATATGTACGGTGGACCCATGTTCGGGGATTTGGACAGCTTTAATCCTCACGATCTTATCGCTGGGGATTTTCCCCTGAAAACAGAAACAATCACGCTCGCCAAGGGGCAAAAGCTGAAGAGGGGCTCTGTGCTTGGTCGAATCAAAGTCTCGGGGAAATTCGTTCTTTCCCGAAAGACGGACGACAAAGCAGCTGAAATCTCTGACGGCAGTGAAACCCCTCTCAGAATTCTCGGAGAGGATGTTGACGCCACGGACAAGGATCAGGTGACTGTCGCCTACCGAACCGGGTCATTTTTAAAGCAGGGATTGACCCTTCACGAAAGCCATAGCTTCGCTGACATCAAATACGACCTGGAAACACGGTCAATTTTTATTGAGGATTGAAATTTGAATCGATCGATCTACTCGACTGAATACCTCATGCGTCTTGCCCAGCGGATTGTTGACCAGCCGCGCTACTTTCTAAACCGCTACTTCACCGAAGTCTGGACCCGTGATGAGGATGTGATCCTTTATGATGTGGAAGACCTTAGCGAAGGCATCACGCCCTTCGTTCATCCTCTCCATGAGGGAAAGATCATGAAGCATCGCGGCTACCGGACCAAATTCATTCGCCCGGCTTATGTGAAGGAGAAGGTCATCCATGATCCCGAACTTCCCATCAAGCGCATGCCGGGCGAAGCGATCGGCGGGGAACTGACTCCTGAACAACGCATGCGTCTTCACCTCGTGAGCGACGTCAACCGTCTGAAAGACCGCCTGACCAACCGCGAAGAAGTTATGGCCCATGAAATCGTCAAAAAGGGCGGCCTAACAGTTATTGGCGAAGGTTTTCAGGAATATGTCGACTTTGGGTGCGACAAATCACTGACCATCGATCAGGCTGCGATTAAAGCCGCCTACAAAAAAGGCTGGGATGATCCTGAATTCCCGATGACTGATTTCCTGGAGAGCCAAAGTCGCAAGGTCTCCGATCTGTCGCTCAACAAGAGCCAGGCCATTGATCTTCACATGGGGTCGAAAGCCTGGGAACTTTTCCGACGCAACAAGGAAGTTGTGGCGGCGGGTGATCTACGCCGTGGGGTTGACATTACACTGGTCATGACACCTACCCAGCAGGCCGACTCGGTTCACTATAAGGGCCGCTTTGGTGACTTCGAGATCTTTGTTCACTACGGCACCTACCTGGATGGAACAACGGAGAAGCGGTTCTTTGAACCTGGTGAAGCTTTGCTGACTGCTAAATCCGTTGGTGGTGCACGCTACTACGGAAAGATCCGTGATAAGAAGGCCAACATGAAGGCATTGGACTACTTCCTGAAGTCCTGGGAAACCGAAGACCCCTGCCACACCTATATCATGATTCAAAGCGCACCACTTCTCGTGAGCCGCGATCCCAACACTGCTTGTTTAATGACAGTGGCATGAACCACGGGTTGAAGGTGAAACTAAATTAGGCTCATCGCTAGGGTGGAATTCAAAACGCACAGACATGCTCAATATCCTGTTGATGCCGCCCAGGCGGCACAATCTTCTTATAACTGCCAGCAAACATTTGCTAAACGAATTTGTTCGTTCAGTGAAATTCCGATCTATTCCGCTAGCCCTGGCGGCGAGCTCCGCTTTTCGTGCACAGAAAGGGACTCAGCTATTTCGATCAGTAGTAGTGATCCTATATATGAAACCATTAACTAAAAGCAATTTTGCTTTCAGTGATTTTCGGGGCGATCGGGCCCGATTTGGAGCTGGTGTTGCGAGCCGATCCGCTTGGTCCTGAGACTGAGTCTCACACCACTTCAGCAAGAGAAAGACATGCAAGGATCTAAAATGATTAGCTCAGCGCAATTTTGCGCTCAGTGAATTACGGGCCGAACCACAAGAATACAGTCTTCATCGTTAGGACCATTCCTGAATCTTTTGAAATGCATTCTGATCATCTTAGGAGCAATAAGACATGACATCTATCGCACGCAATTTAGGCTTTAAAGCCAGCACTGCAAAACATTCCTCTGCCGATCGAGATAAAAAATCAGGATCGAAATTTCCAGATGCACCGAACAGCGCTGATGTTATCATGGGCGTGCTCTTTGAAAATTTGGAAAATGAACAGCTCCTAACGGCAGAAGAGTTAGCGAAAAGACTCAATATTGCCGTGAAAACAGTGAGAAAATGGCGATACGAAAACGTATTGCCATCGGACTCGATGGTGAAGCTTCGCCATCAGGTTCGTTATAGGTGGGGGA